TTCATCTACCTACGAAGAGTTGTATGGCCAGCGTACACAAAACCAATCTGCCGCGTATAACAACTGGGTTAACTCTGAAGCTAACCAAGCATTATTAGCTAAGTACGGTGTTAACGATACTGTCTACAGTGAGACAGGTGATAAGTTTCAGTGGAACGGTTCAGCCTATGTAAAGACTGTTGAAGTAGATCATGCTGGTCTTACCGACTATGTAAAACTAGGAACTGCTTTATTAGTCTCTGTTGTAGGCGCTCCTGCTTTAACTGGCGCTTTTGGTGGTGGTTTTATAGGTGGAGCCAGTGCAGGTGCTGTTACTAGCGCCATGAATCAATTAATAATAAATGGTGAAATAGATTTAGAAGATTTAGCTGTAGCGGCAGTTAAGGCAGGGGCTACTTCTTTCTTAAACGATTACTTTGAAACTGCCAGTTTAGAAGCACAAAACGCAACCAAAAACTACGCTACTGATAAATTGTTTGAATATGACGATAAATTACAACAAGCTATACAGGCTGGCGACCAACGTGCCATAGATTATTATCAAAATTTAGTAGATTATTTTTCACCTATTGCTTCAGCCGATCCTTCAGAATTTGTGCAGCAAGCTGAAAATGTTCTTAGCAACACCGACATCATTATGAATTTAGGTGAAACGATTGTTGAGAATGCTCCAGTGATTGCTGAAGCTGCTGATATTATTGAAGACATAAATGAAAATGAAAGAGTGTCTACTTCTGAAGATACTCCTAATATTGATGCAAACGCTATACGAGAATTATATGAAGAAGTGCTTCCAGATTTCGAGCCTCCTGCTCCAACGCAAGAAGAACCTGATTTAGATCTTCCTATTGATATACCGCCTCCAACACTTCCAGAGCCTGAAGACGATATTTTTACAGACACTACTCAAGAAGCTACGGGGTTAGAAGACGAAGATTCTCTTCCTGTAAACGGCATAGACGGTATTGATGGTAGAGACGGTGTTGATGGTCAAAGAGGCGATGACGGTGTTGACGGAAGAGACGGTGTAGATGGAAGAGATGGCGTAGACGGCAGGGATGCTGACCTTACAGAAGTTGGGGAGTTAATGGCTGAGTACATACAGCCTGTATTAGAGTCTCTTGAAGATCAAGACGCAACAATGGAAGGTATACAAGTAACCATTAACGGACGTCTTGAAACAATAACTGCTGACCAACAAGAAGCATACCAAGAGTTAGTACGTCAAGGTGGTATGTTAACAGACCTTAATACAAATCAACAGCAATTAATTGAACAGATGGGCGGTACTGAAGCCCTTCTTACTTCTGTAGTTGACAATGTATCTGAAATTAGAACTGATTTAGAAACAGCTAGGGAAGAAAGAGAAACTGGTTTTGCTGAAGCTTCTGAAGAGCGGCAACAAGCTGCACAAGATCGTATACGTATTGAACAAAGTACTAACGACAAACTTGAACAGCTACGTGAAGGTATAGCAGTAGAGTTTACTGACGCTGAAGCTAGAAGAGTAGAGGAAATAACAGGTCTTGAAGCTAGGCTTTTACAAGACTCAGCTGCTAATGCTGAAGAGTTTGCACGTCTTCTTGAAAGTGAAGGTCAACGGTTTGACGACATTACTAATGTTTTAAGTTCGGACATTGAAAGACTACAACAACAAACAGGTGAGTTTGAGTCTAGAGCAGAAGAGCGTTTTGACGAAGCCGCACAAGAGCGTTTAAGGTTAGCTCAAAGTTTAGCTGATGCTAACAATCGTCTTGAGAATCTTAGCGAAGCTGATCGTCAGCGTTACGACGAGCTTGACTTAACAGTAGATACTTTAGAAGAAGAGTTTGGTGTTAACTTTGATCGTATTGAAGAAGCTCAAGATATTTTACAAACATACGCTGAAGAAGAATTTGGTGCTGTTCGTGAAGACATTGCAGGTCTTGAAGAGCGAATGGACGCTAATGCTGTTCAACAATTAGCACAGCTTACAGGATTTAGAACAGAGTTTTTAGAAACATTATCAGCAACTGAAGCGTATGCTTTTTCACTTAATCAAGGTTTAAGTGAACAAATTACAGAACAAATTACAGGTGTTCAAGGCGAAACTGCTGCTCAAATAGAAGATATGGGTCAGCGTTTAACAGACCGTATTAATGATTATGAACAACAAACAGGTGAAGAGCTTGATATTGCTGCTGAAGAACGTGCAGTTCTTGGCGGTCAACTAGGCACGTTAACAGCAGACGTTGCACAAGTTGCTGAAGATGTTATTCGTGCTGGTGGTCGCATTGAAGAGTTAGATGAAGCCGGTCGTCAGCGTTACGACGAATTAGGTCTTAGCATTGAAGATTTAAGTTTGCGTATTGGTGTTAATCTAGAAGCTCTGCAACAAGGGATGTTAACTCAAGAATCAGCAATGCGTGAGCTTGTTGAAGAGACTTCACAACAAACAGAAGAGACCTTAACAAATCGTCTTGAAGAAGCAGAGCAAGGTTTTGCTACAAGTTTATCTGATACCGAAGCTAACTTGTTATCACAAATTACAGGTGTTGAGGCTGGTGTGTTACAGCAACTAGCTACTGTTGAGGGCGGTTTACAACAACAGTTTGGTGAGCAGTTTGACGTAGTACAACAGCAAGTGTCTGGTTTAGGTGAGCAAGTAGCCGGTCTTGGGCAAGGCATTGCAGGATTAGGAGCAGGTCTTTTAGGCGGCTTAACAGGTTTAGGTCAACAACAAGAGCAAATTATAGCTCAACTTTCTAAACCGGAAGTTATAAAGTTTGATCCATTCTTAAAAGGTCTTAGTCCTTTTGAAGCGCCTAAGATATTAGAAATAACCCCTCCTAAACAACAAGCAAATGCTATGGATTCTCTTAACAAAGTTATTGGTAGACAATCAGGAATGCTAGTATGACATATCTAAACCTTATGAACAGTGTACTACGCAGACTTCGTGAAGAAGAAACTACGTCTGTTACAAGTACAACCTATGTTAAAATGGTAGGTGATTTTATTAATGATGCTAAGACGTTAGTAGGTCAAGCTGCTGATTGGTCTGGCTTACGTGAAACAATAACTATATCCACTGCTGCTTCAGACAATACATATTCTTTAACAGGCGGAAAAGATAACATAAAAGTTATGTGTATGTTAAACGATACTAACAATTCTTTTATGCACTATCAAACTAAAGATTGGTTTAATGAGCAATTATATATTAACAGTGCTTCAGAAGGAACACCACAATATTATACTTATAACGGTCTAGATTCTAACGGTGATACGCAGATCCTTTTAGGTCCAACACCGGATGGTGTATATAGTATACGTGTTGATACTGTTAAGCGACAAGCAGATTTGTCTACCGACGCTGACGTTCTTCTTATTCCTTCTATGCCAGTTATTCATTTAGCTGTAGCGTTGCTAGCACGTGAACGTGGTGAAACAGGTGGTACTTCTACTGCTGAGTACTTTACTATTGCTAACCAGTACTTGTCAGACGCTATTGCTATTGACGCAGCAAAGCATCCTGAAGAGATGGTATTTAGGACTATCTAATATGGCACAAGAACTTCAAAGCATTAATCTTGTAGCTCCGGCGTTTAAAGGTGTTAACACCGAAGACTCGCCTTTGGCTCAAGACCCGTCGTTTGCAGAGATTGCAGACAATGCTGTGATTGACAAACGTGGTCGTATTGCTGCACGTAAGGGCCACACTGTTATAACTACAAACAAGACTGTCCTTGGGACTGATTCATTACGTGCTATTAAAGAGTTTAGGGACGACGCTGGTAACACTAAAGTTTTCTCTGTTGGTAACAACAAGATCATTAGTGGTACAGCTACGTTAGTGGACGAAACCCCTGCTGGGTACAGTATTAACGCAGACAACTGGAAGCTTGTAGACTTTAACGGTCGTATCTACATGTTCCAACGTGGGTTTGAACCTCTGGTGTATGACAACACCTCAGGCGCAGTAGAAGCCATGAGCGACCATACACACTCTAGCGGCGTTACTAGTGCTATATACGGTAACGAAGTCCTAGCAGCTTATGGTAGGCTCTGGACAGCAGACTTTACTGCTAACAAGTCTACAATATACTGGTCTGATTTATTAAACGGTATACACTGGACAGGCGGCTCTAGCGGTAACATAGACATATCTAAAGTATGGCCTGACGGTTATGATGAGATTGTAGCTTTAGCGGCTCACAACAATGCCTTAATTATCTTTGGTAAGCATAGTATTATTGTTTACGACGGTGCTACTTCTCCTGCTTCTATGACGTTAGCAGACACTGTAGCAGGTATTGGTTGTGTCAACAGAGACACTGTGCAATATACAGGTACTGACTTATTGTTCCTGTCACATACCGGTCTTAAAAGCTTTGGTAGAACCATACAAGAAAAGTCAATGCCTATTAGCAGCCTGT